ATTTCATCCGCACTGGTGTATGTCACCTCAATTGCACCAGCAGCAACCATGATCACACCGTTGTTCTTCAGTTCGTAGTCGGTTCCAGCCACTTTCACCGGAGTACCACCTGTGCCAGTAACAACTGGAGCAACAGTAGTGTCACGAATGAAGTTCAGCGGAGTTAATGCACCAGCAATCGCAGTGTGAGCTTCGGAAGTCTGAATGGCACCAGCAACCAACGTAACCAGCCCACGTAATGCTTTCGCCAGATTGTCACCGGAGATGTCCAGAGAAGTAATACTGCCGGTAACAGAGTCGATACGAGACACAGTGTTAACAACAGCACCACCAGCATCTTCATAATCCTTCTGTTCTTTTTTGTCTTCGTTCAATGCCATGTTCAGTTCAGAGCAGTTGCCGATAGACAGCAAGCCAGTGCTACCACCGATTTGCTCAAGGTAAACGGTACCTTTTCCGATAAATGATTTATTCATATTACGATCCTCTCGATTAAATTAAATTAAAACTTTTCATAACTTTCGCTTGCGCAACAGTGACAACAAGATTATCACCTTTTGTTTTTGGTACACCAGCAAAATTACAATCTTCCAGTAGCACGACATCGATTTCGTCAGTGTCTGCTGGGGCTCTGGATGTACTACCAGTGTGTGACTGTTTATCTTTCTTCATCGTCGTTCCCCACAATGTAATAAATCATGTCTTCAGGGATAGCCAGCCATTTTTCACCATCTGGTGCTTCTGGTACACCGGTACCTGACTTACCCTTCGGAATACGAACCCTCATCCCTACTTTAAGGAAAGGTGGTCTTTGCTCACCGTTTCTCCAAAACGAAACCTTATTCGGTACCACCACTTCTGCCAGAGTTGATTGCTCGACAGCAGAACCAGGGATGATTATCGATCCGATTTTTTCTTCTGTTGGGATTATTTTGACAATTACGTTGTCATCAATTGGTGTTAATTTCATTTATAAAACCTCGACATAACTTATTGTAATATCCAGCTCAAAAAACGCATATTGGTCTTGTGAATCCGGTAGTTTAAAAACAGCAGTACCAAACTCTAATTTGGTTAGTGCTGCAGGGTTATCGTGGTTATTCACAATTAAAGCTTTGCGTACAGCAAATAACAACGAATCCAAGTTAGAGTTAACCAATGCGCGATCTACGACACTGACTGCTCCGATCAACCGCATAACTCTTGAATTTTTAAGTTTTGCTTTACCTGACTGAGAGGTAGTCTCATCGGTAATTGGCGCAAAAGAAATAGCTGGAAATGTAACAGGGTTATTTGAGTTGAGTAAATCGTTTGCGTAATGAATCATGTACCCTGGCAACACGCTTACACCAACGATGTTGTTTAATGGAGTCTCGATGCTCTCAGTGATGATTCCAGTGATAATTGTCATCTGTCTAACCTGTTAAAATCTTTCAAAAATTCACCACGCATGAACTTGGTCAGTTGTGGTTGAATATCCTCTCTCACACTTTTAAATAATTGATTAATGCTCCTTGAGTGCAGCGGGGTTCTACCGTAAGGTTTATTCGCAGCACGTTTTTCAAGATTAAACAATTTCTTCCGTTTCTTCGGTGTGGCACCGGCACCTTTACTTAACGCTTTAGTAAAGGCTTCCATTGCGTCTTTATTGAATAACCCGATTACCATTTCACCGGAACCTTTCAACCTAACCATCCTGGCACCAACGATATTTAACGCTGCACCGGCTTTATTTACTCTAACACTAGCACCAGATGGTGTTAAACTATACGGGAACCTTTCCAGTAAAGTACCACGTTCTTCACCAGAAACAATCGCAGTCAGACTGGTTTCCTGTGCGCGTTTGCGAACATTGATTCTCTGTTTAACGTATGAAGGGTCTAAATTAACTTCACCAACGATTTCAGTAACAGACTCATTTTTAGCAAAGGTTGCTGATTTATTTAAAACCAGCACCAACGCTTTATTGACAATTTTATCCTTGCCACGAATTCTTCTACTCAAATCCTTAATTTGATCGACGGTATAAATCATCTGATCTTCACCACGTCAACATACCACTTCGCCTGGGTATCTTTAACCAACTGGTTGATTCTCCAAGTTTCATTGCAGTCATCGGTAAATTCATCACCAGTGATAACTTTCGGTATTTCTGTTTTCAGGATCGAAGCTTGAACTCGATACCCAGCCAGAACTCCGTATTCATTTTGTATCGGTTGATTCTTATCAACGACAATATGAATATTCTTAACAGTGTCACCGTTGAATCTTTTATAAACGCAAGGTGCGCCAAGGATTGAATTAACAACCCCAGACGCATCTTGCATCAATTGAGTGAACTCACTCATCGATTACGATACAGCACCAGCAATCGAGGCTGACTGAATGATCTTAACTGGAACAGTCAGAACACCATTACCGGCAGCTTCTGTTGCAATACCGAACAGGAAGTTTGCAGTCGCAGTAGTGGTAACTTCTTCACCAGCAGCAAGAACGTAAACCTTCGCACCCTGAGTGATTACGTTAGCAGAAGTTTTCGGGATGTCGAAAACACCTTCAGTTGCCAGTTCGCAAGGTTCACCGATAGCAGCATTGTGAGTAGCCACACCACGAAGATCACCGACCTTGTATGGTAAACCAGCAGTCATCGCAACCAGTGCAGTGACAGTAATTACCGCACCATTTTGTACAAAATTTTTCATAGTAAAATATCCTCTAAATTAAAATTTAAAACCAGGGTGCTACCGGAGCAGCACCGAGGTTATTGGTTTCGGATTATGCAGCACCGGTAGCTTTTTGCATACCACGATAATCAACCAGGCCAGCACCGAAATCCTTACGGACTTTAACTTCCATTCCATCAATGTCAGTTTGAGTGTTGGTTTCGGTGTACATTTCTTCTTCACCAGCAAGATACGCATACTCGAAGGTATCAACCATCTTCGAGAAGGTGTACCAGGCTGTTGTGGAAATGGCACTCAGACGAGGTTCAACACGATGACGCAAGGTGTTTTGAAACGGGTTAGTGTTACCGGAAACTGCTGCCAGAATGTTCTGCACCAGAATCTTTTCAACAGTCGTTTCAATGTCTTCAGGAATAACCAACTCACCGAATGTCAGGTTCATGAAATTGTTATCCAGAGTCTTAGTCTTACGACCCAGCTTACGCGCATCAGACAGAGCAGTTTCACTGAATGCGGAACCGGTAGTCAACAGGTTTCCATGAGTGGCATGAAACAACGGCAAACCGTCATTCATCAGAATGTTGTCAGCAGTATTCGTGAAGAAGTTATAGTTCAGGATCAGACCCCAAACAATATTCGACTCCAAACGAGAACCGGCAGCACCAAACATCTGAGGAACACGATCCAGAGCAGACATATCATCATTGATCAGCATCTTTCTGGTGAAACCGATTTTACGTGCGAATGTAGCAATCGCGTATTTCTCTTTGCCTTCTGAGAAAGTACCAGCTTTGTATTCACCATGTTCACCGAGAGGCAACAGATTCGGTGCATCACCCAGGGAATAAGTGTGTTTGTCACGGAAGTCATTCACAGTAGTCCGACGACCCAAGTCACGGAAAGTTTGTGGTGTTTCCATGTATGCGGCCTGGAGATTTTTGTTCATGACGTTTTCCAGAATCAGAGGGAAATCTGAAGTTGAATGAAACGCACGTTCTGCAATTTTCTGACGCGACATCATGCGAGTATTCACACCGGAAGCATCCAGGAAATCACGAGCCATATCCAGCAGAGTCATGTTGTTGAATTCACGAATCTGCGGAGTCAGTTCGACTGTTGTTCCACAACGATGAATCAACGATGACTCAGCAGCAGTACGGGTTGCTTCTTTTTTGTCAGAACGATCTTCACCGTGAGTAACCGGTTTATTTCGGATGATGTTTTTCGAGTCAGCGACACCGAGTTCGTTGATCACTGCTGCGCGAAAATTATCAACAGAAGTGCCTTCGTTGAATGCGCGAATAGCGAAATCGTCAGTCAGACCGGCAGTACGAACTGCATCCAACATCGGTTGAAGTTGACCGCGTTCTGCGGTACGAACAGCAACAGGATCGACTACCGGAGCAGCAGGAGCAGCAGGAGCAGCAGGAGCAGCAGAACGTGCTGGGTCAGCTACCGGTGCAACTACCGGTGGGGTATTCAGCGCATCCAGTTGACGCTGCAGGTCAGCAACTTCATTGTGGGGAGCATTACGCTCTTTAGCTGCAGCAAGTGCAGCGATTAATTCAGCCTTGTTCATAGGTGTATCCTCTCGAATAATAATTTCAGAAAATTGATTTGGAGCCGAATTACTTCGCAGCACTCCGTTGTTTGTTTCAAAACTTACAGGTACAAATGATAACTCGTTCGGTTGCCACTTGGTAGCACGAAAAACAGGTAATTCACCTGGTTTATGTGATCTTGGGGTATATTCGTACACAGAATACCCTAAACTGACGTGTCGAAGGATTCCGTCACGTACTTTTTGGAATTTAACATCACTGGCTGGGTCACTGGCAAATCGTGCGGTACCGATCAATTCACCTGTCTGCTCATCGATCCGGTAACCCTCAGTGATACCGAAAACATCGTCAATCGAATAACGATTATGACTATCCAGGATCGATAAACCTTTATCGAGTCTATCGACCATAATCGAAGCGCGAGTAATGTCGAGTTCTTCAATGAATTCAGTATCAGTCGAACGATCATATCGACGACCACCTTGACCGGTCGTAAACACAACCTCGACAGTTCGTTCTTCGACATTTACAGTCGATGGTCTGAATGATGCCTGAACACGTTGTTGTTCGACATCCACTTTCACTTTTTTAGGCATACCCGTATCCTCTAAATTATATTTTGGTTCAGGATGAACTGTGATATTTTGGCTGTCTGTTTTTTACCGTTTGCTGCCCAGACTATCCGCACATAATATTCAAACTTACCAGCCACACTAACATCAGTGCCGGTTGCATCAAACGGAATATAAATGATCCCGCTTGTATTGTCAGCATCTTTCGTGCAGAGGTAGTTAACAACTGAGGCATCGGCTTTTTTATAATACCAGTTAATCGAGGTTGCCAGACTCAAATCAAGTGGGGTTTTCTCAGTCTCACCGGCTTTTCTCACACTCAATAATAGAGGGTGAGGATAGTCATCTCCAGTCCAACGGATGATTACGTCATCAGTAACATTACATTCACTCATTATATTTCACCCATCTCAATTTCATTTTCATCAATCACGATTTCACTCAACGCTAATTCTTCAATAACCAACTCACCAGGTTGTGCCAACAGTTCGATCTGCACCGGCACTATTTCTTCCAGGGTAAGCTCACGGTAAAACACCGGAAGAACCCCACCAGGGGCACCACCACCAGCTTGCTGATTATTAATGTGATCCCAGAACGTATTGCCTGGTGCCACCGGTAGTGTGCTGTTACCTGTTACTATATC